TCTCTCTATTCCTCTTCGAAATCAATTTCGTTGTGCTGTTTAAATTCGTCGTTCAAAATATCCAGCGCGGTTTTTAACCCGGCCACGCGCCCGGTCATGCGTCGATAATCTTCCCAGTCCTTTGCTGATCCATTCCCGATAGCCGTTACGGTTCTTGAGATTTCCTCATCGAATCGTTTTCTGACTTGTCGAACAAACCCGGTAATCATTGCACGGGTATCTCGCCAAGATCGCGTCGAGCCTGATTGCTGACGAACTGGCTAACCAGTTTCGCTTCTTGTTCGGCAGCCCCGCGCCGCATGTCCGCAATGGCTTTTGCATCATCGCGTTGAATTTGCGCATTCGCCAGCGCGTCCTTGCGTCGGATTTCAGCTTCGGCCCGCGCTGAATCAATCGCCGATTTCTGCTCTGCGGCCACTGCCGATGGATCGGGCGCAAGGCTATTGGCTTGTTGCTGATTCATGAGCTGCACCGCTTGGGCCGCCATCATCGTCAGCATGTTTTCCGCCTGCGGGTCCATGGGCTGTCCGGACCCCATGGGGGTAGCCGGAAGCTGTGTCCCCATCGCCGCTTGCATTTGCAGTAGATACGCCCACGCTAAATGTTCGGCCTCGTGCGCGACTGCGGCGGCCTCGATGCGCTTACGGGTTTCTTCGTCGGTGATTGACTCCCGCCACTGCCGATGCACGATTAGATGCGCTTGGTGGTCTTGGTCTGGGAATGACTTGACTGGTTGCGTCATCAGCAGCGCCATGTTTTCCTCGACCGGCCCCATGCGTGGCGCTTGCGATTGATCGACCAGCAGTTCATCGGCGTTCGTCAGCCGCATGGTTTCAAGCAGGCGCTTTTCAACAGCGCGTCGATTGTATAAATCTGGAGCGGCGGCGGCACGATCAACAAGCGCTTGTGCAATCACCAGCTTTTGAGTGCCAGTGATCGCGTTTGGATCGCTGACGGGCTGCACATCCACGCGATTATCGAAATCAGCGGCAAACTGTTCCGGCGCGATATTCAGCACATCTCGGCAATAATCAGCGTCGGGTAGATAATCGGCGGTCAATTCACACGCAATGGCCAGCTCTTCGGCTTGCGCTTGATGGCATCGAATCTGGATCGACGACTGAACTTTCATTCCTTGTTCGATTCGCGCTAGAGTTGTTCCTACTGGAACGCTCTTTGTCGCCTCGCCTACCAGCTCGCTCGTCGTTCCAGCCACACGCCGGAACACGCCATCCATCCATTGCAATAAATTGAACAGAGTTTGCGAAGGTTCCGCATACGGGATGCTGACAAAGAGCTTTTGCAGTTCTTCCGTAGTCGCCTCGACCGGCTGCCACGTTCCCGGTGTAATGCTGATTCCGTCGCCACGCTTCCCTTTTGGAAGCACCACATCAGCCGATCTGAATCCACCGCGCAAGTTGGCCAGCATTGCCGCGTCCAGAAGCGCGCGAAGGTTTCCAGACATCGATTCGGCAGTGCGGCCCAGCGCGTGCAGCAGCCCAAGGCCATAAAACCCATCAAGCCCTGGAAGGAAATCGTAATGCACCCAGCGGCGGCGGCGATGTCTTTTCTTGTCCGATTCTCGCCAGTCTCGATAAACGCTAAAAACTTGCTGGCTTTCACGATCAATCGTGACGAGAAACGGAGCGCCTTCTGGCTCGCCGGGGATGTCGGTGAAGATGGATTGCTCAAGCAAAACATATCGCTGCGACTTATCGAGCGCCGTTATTGACGGTTTCGTGCTCGTGACCGCATCTAATTCGGGCTGCAAGTCGGTCTTTTCATCGTCTTCAGAGAGCGCATCAATCGAGCGGTCTACATAAACGCCGGCACGGATGAGCCGTTTGATGTCTTGGCCGGAATAGCTAATGACATGCGTAATGCGAGGCGCGGTCTTGAGGTCCGTTGAGCCATAGGGAACCAGCACCTCTTCGGCTGGAACGAACTTCGACACGACTGTTTCAGAGTCAGCGCAATAGTGCAGTTTCTTAAAACACGAACCAGAGAGCGGCAGGCGGAACAGCATCCGGTCATGATGCTTATAACCGCCCGGCATCTTTTTAGTGAACAGCCAGTTTAGGTAATCCGCGACTCGCGCGGCCTGTTGCTCGCGCTGCGGATTCATCGACAACCCGCCTTGGACGTATGCCTTTGCCGGCCCTTGCGCTGGCCAGAGTTCGCTGATGGTGCGGGCCTGAAATTGGATGATCGCTTCGATCAATCCGGGGAAAACAGCAGATGACGCGCCTTCGAAAGCTGGCTCTCCATCCTGATTCTCGCTGATCCCCAGCAGCAGAATCCCGATTTTTTCGCGCACTCTCCAATCCGAGCGGCTCGCATCGTCGCTGTTGTAGCCATCATGCACATCTTGAGAAAGACGGCCAAGCGTTTGAGAATCCAAGCGTTCTGCAAGATTTTCATTGAACGAGGATTTCTGCTCTGGTGGAGATGGCGGCAATTGCGCGCGCTCAGACTCAGTGAGCAAGTCCTCATCGCCGGCATCAGCCATCGCATAGATTTCAGGTAGTTCCATCAGCCGTACACTCCATGCCGAACGGGCGTTTCTCGTTTATGGAATAACGGATCAATGTCCGGTTCATCGGGAACTTTAGGCTCTGGCGCAATCAGCATCCCGCTATTTCTGATTCTGAGCCATGCCTGAGTGCAGGTATCCACATAGTCACTTGTTACGCCGTTCGGAAACTGCTCACACTCGGTAATCACTTCATCGGCCCATCGTCGGGGCGGATAATAAATCTGGCCGTTTTCGAGCAGCGCCTGGACTGCATACGCCCGCGACACTTTGTCTCGATCCGGCTGATACTCGGCCACCGGAATCCCCGAGCGTCGCATGTCCTGAATCAGAGATTGCCCACTGGCTTTTTTCTCAATCAGCACACAATCGGGCTGCTGTTCACGATAGGCTTTCGTCGCCTCGGCCCGAAGCGTCGGATAATCGACCCGGCCGCGCCACGCTTCGATGAGCATGATCGCTGGATTTCCATCATCCGTGAAAAACACGCCCCAGGTGGTGCGGGCGCTGAATGAGTTCGTTTTCAGGTCTTTATCGGAAAACGCAGTGTCGTAGCTTTGAAGTATATAGATGCAGGATGGCGGATGCTTTCCTTTCCACTCGCGCCACCATGACCGCCTTAGTATGTTCCCGCCGTCCACCACGGGCGATTGCTGATAGAGCGCTGCCCAGTTTCGAGAGTCGCGCTTGGCCTGCGCCACCATTTCATCCGTGAACCACTCAGGCCAAAGTCGCTCACCGATTTTTCTTTCCAGCGGATCATCGGTACTCGTGCATTCCATAGGGATACTGAGTACATGCCATTGCTGTCCTCCGTCGCCCTGATCATTCAGAAGCCGACCCGCCAAATCATCGGTATGCCAGCGCGTTTGAATGAGAATTTGCGCCGCGCCCGGCTTGAGTCGCGTGAAAAAGTCGGCTTTGTACCAATCCCAGATTTTGTCGCGCATCGTCGCCGAGTCCGCGTCTTCACGATTGCGGAACGGATCGTCGATAATACCGAGATCGGCGCGAAATCCTGCAATGCCAGCGCCGGCACCGGCCGCAAAATACTCACCGCCAGCGCTGGTGCTCCAGCGCCCAGCGGCGGCTGATTCTTTCGATACGCCAAAGTTAAAAACTCGGTAGTGCTCAGTCGATGAATAAAATCCGCGTACTCGCCGCCCGAATTTTTCGGCCAGTTCTGCCGAATGGCTGGCAGCAATGACGTTTTTCTTGGGATGCTTCCCCAAAAACCACGCCGGAAATATCTGGCTAGCATAGACCGATTTGGCTGCCCCTGGAGGCAGGAAAATCATCAGCCTGGGGATATCGCCGCGTTCGACAGCTTCCAGGTATTCGATGATAAGACGGTGATGCTTGGCTGGAGTAATGCCGATGTCCATGTATTCGATATACCCAGCCATGTGCGCACGAGCGCCGCGACGCGCGAGTAATTCGCGCGCGGCTTCCGCTTTGGTGGGCGGTCGGCGAGAGCGATTACTCGCTGGTGCCGGCTGCAATGCGCGCAAGCTCATCGTCGCTCATATCCTGGACATTTCGGTATTCAATGGGGCCGCCATTGGCTCCGGTTAGCGCGGTCTCCCGTTTATCGACCCAATCGCACCTATTTTTCATCGTGAAAATCCACGACGCTGGCGACATTTCCGCATGTTTTTTAAACAAAAGCTCTTCAGCGTGAGCCTCGGCTCGTTTTACTGCATGCAAAAACTCTGGATGCTGATCCATCCAGTTATAGATCGTTCTCTTGCACGTTTCGCACTCAACGGCTGCCCCGGCAATTCCCCTGCCGTCAGCAATCGCTCTGAATGCCCTGTCCGGCATCGTGTCATCGTAGATAGTAGGGCGTCCGCCGCTCAAGATCGGCCCATCCATAACATTAGAATATCTGAATATGCACTAATATTCTAATAAACTATACAGATAAAAAAGTCAATAGTTTTTTTCGTAAGGCACGAAAAAGCCCGCGCGAGGCGGGCTTGGCTGTAGTGTTCGGTGTTGGAGTTTGTTTTCAAAATTTAATTACAGCACTTGCCGTGCTGCTTTCCATTCCTTGCCTCAGCCACGAAAATTCATTCTTACCCTTAGTTTCCGGCAGTCCTGCTTTTTCAAGCAGTTCGGCAAGCGCGTAGTCACCTCCTTCGACTACTATTATACGCGGGTATACTTACGATGCAATGGGGTAGCGAAAATATTTTTTCTAGTCGTCTTCAGTGACTTCGATCTTTCCGTCATCGCGCAGCGCGATCAGCTTTACACCGCAGCACCCATGGTCCGCTACCCATACCGGCGTCAATTCTCCCATCACATATCGCCCGCCCTTGTAGCCTTCGAATGCCTTGCCCATTGCGGCTTTGCAATCTGCTAGCAAATCAGAAGCGTAGCGCGTACCTTCGGATCGCTTAAACGCTAGGTCATCGTAGTAGCCACGATAACTATGCGGCCCTCGAAGATTTGCGACCTGAGCATCAGCAGGAATTCCTTCAAGCGCTTCGATGATCTGGCCCAGAGTCATTTGCGTCTTAGAGCGCTCTCGCTGCATTTGCGCGTTCATACCATCGATAAATGCTTGTATACTCATTTTGTCTCTCCTAAGTTAGCCATAGCCTCATAAAAATTACACAGATCATCGATTACCAAGACTCTCATCATCGGCAATTTCTTCATCATCTTTCTGTTGCCCTGGAATATTGCCGTCCAGCATATCGGCGAGAAACATGTAATGACTCGCTATCGCTGTCGCACTATTAAACTGAGGAACACAATCATTGAGAATGTCATCAATGATGAGATAAAACGCTTTGCAAATCACTTTCGCCCTTTTAGATTTGCTGCTTTCTCCTCCTGATTCTTCGGATCGAGTTTTTATTTTCAGAGCTATTTCTTTTTTTAATAGATTCAGCCTAGCGATGCCGCGCTGCATTGATGACAAACTTATTTTTACGCTCTTTTTCCAATCAACATACTCTGCCGTTCTTCCGAAATTATCTTCGGTCACTATTTAAAGCTGATGCTGCAACGCCAGTATCTTATCGACAAGACCAGCCTTCAATAATTCGCAGTCTTGAATGGAGGATGGCGGCTTTTGATTAGTGCGTTTTGGCATTATTTATTCCTCAATAGGAATGCAAAGAACTTCATAAATAGAAAACCCGGCTTTACTATCATGGCCTGCTCAATCGCAATTCCCTTTGCCTCTTCTTTAGAATTTGCAGTTACAACATGAAGAGTCAAAGAATTAGTTAAATTATTATCATTAATTTTTTTCATTCCGCACGCTAACGCATATTGCTTTCCGGTTAGTGATTTCTTTGCCATGATTATGCTCCAGTTTTTGCGGGCGGTGTCGGCAACGGCATCCAGTGCGTTGGAAAGTAATCATCATCATACTCAAAGTCAGCGCTCCAGGTTCCGTCTTTCTCAAAATACACATTCATCATGTATGTAGACGCCCAAGCATGAAATGGATCGTCTCCGACATTGACGATAATCAGACCTCCAATGAATACTTTATTTCCATCGTATAGCCACACTGGCGTATCTAGCGCCGGCATCTGCTCTTCAATGCCGATCCATTGGTAGGTTTTATCGGTCATTAAATCCACTTCCATTTCCAGCCTTTCGAAATTAAATACCGCCTTGCCTGAAGCGGCTACAGCATTAAAAGCGTCTTGCTCTGCTTCCTTGCGCCTATCAGTAATCTCACGAGACACGGCATTGTTAATCTCTTCCTGTGCGGATATGAGCTTATCAGCCATGATTTCTAGCTTTCTGGCCATGGTATTGTTTCCAACGGTATAGAATGCTCTAGATATTTCAAATAATTTATGCGCACAATGGCGGATGTCTTCAGTTGTTCCATGGATTGTATCCAAGTACTCACTCATCATCGTCAACCTCACGCCCATAATCGCCGGCCAAATTGCGACACTCAATAATAAGCTGCCGCCTAGCCTTAATTTCCGATTCACTCAAGTCATCGTCTTCCATGTGCTCGTAGCAATCTTGCAAATAGGTAAGGGTGTTTTCAAATCTACAATAAGACATATTAGCCATTATCAACTCCTCTCCAAATACTTATCAATGGCCTCACTAGGCGAAAGGCCATCCTCGAACCATTTGGCCAGCTTGTGCCATTCTCCGCAAATATTTAAACGGCTTATCCTCTCTACGTCGCAATACCATTTAATGGATTCGCCAGTTGGGAAGATAAGGCCGTCGATGATTTATGATGATTTAGGAATTAGTATCCATTCCGCTCGAAATACCGTTCAAATACATCGTCAATCACTTCTTCAATTTCCCTAGCGCGCTCTTCGCTGAGTCCAGTACGTTCCTGTATTTCATACCATGTCAGTTCCGCTTCGCAAAGATCAACGATGATGGATTCAAGCATGTGTTCTCGCGTCGTGTCAGTCATTATTTAATCCCATCCCAATATCTAGCCATCTTCGCAAGCATCATTGCGATAGACGGCATATCGGCTAGTTCTTCACTGAGCGCTTTGCAAACGAAAGCCGCATCGGATGTTGAGAAGTCCGGCGCATATCGAATCTTTCCTCGTAACGCCTTGATTTCGTCTTCGAGACTATGCGCAGGTTCTTCATCAGAATTACTCTCGTCTTGCTTATTGGCTTCCCGATCTTCTATTTCTAGGCTTAGCAATATCGATTTCCCGGCATCGGTAATCGTCCATTGATATTCGTCATCGTTTTCGCAAAAACCGTATGCTTCGAGCCTACTAAGCGCATGAGCGGCTTGAGTCCCGTCAATTCCACCAGATTGCGCAATCTCAAGTCGCTTTGCCGGACGCCCTAATTTTGCTAAGCCCTCTAGCGTTTTCCGTTGTTTTGGAGTCAGGCTTTTTATGTTCATTTGACAAGCTCAGGCCACGTTTTTCTAGCTAATACGAATGCTTCGACATAAGCGCGCGCTTGAGCTTCGGCTTCTGAAAATCCTCCAATCAGACAAGCAGATATGCCAATGCTTAGCTTCTCCTCTGTCGGCGATGGATGGATAGAAAGATATTTTCCGCCATCTTTCTTTACTGTAATTTCGTTATTTCCCAGAACAACAATAAAATCGTTCATATCAACCCCACGCCGCAGTTATTATTCTTGACCCATTCCTTCCCAAAGCAGATTTAATTTTCATGCCTTGTTCGTGGCTGAGCAGTTCGACTCGCATGTGGTCATCAAACACTTGAGCTATCGCCATTCCTGGAGTTCCTTCAGACGCCATTCTGCCGAGTTCTCCCATGATTCCTAAAATCTGCTGTTGCTGTTTTTTGGTCAGACCGACAATAATCGGATCAATCTCATTGATCTTCTCAAGATTCCCCTCATTATAAATATGCAGCAACCCAGGAGGATTATCGAAGCGGAATACATAGCGCGCGGTGCCATCATCGGCACGGAATGCGGCCTTAATTACTCCGGTCCCTTGATAGCTGCCGCCAACTTTACGTACAGGCTCGTCAACCTTGAATTTGAAGTCGGTCATTTTTTGGCCTCGTAGCATGGGCAGTGTTCTTTGAATTCTTCGCGGCGATTGATGCTGCCACCTGTTGGAATCGGCCTAGTGAGGAAATAAAACGCGGCTGGAAGCGGAGGAATTTGCCACGGATGCGCACATCTGCCATTTCCAGACGGATGCAGCTTCCCAGCCGCCGTTCGCTGCCAGTCAGCGTATTTGCAATCAGTGCAGTTTTTCATAGCGTTTTCCAGATAATCGCAAAAGACGCCGCCGTCGCAGCAACCACTAGCAGAATCGCGCGTATCCAC